TTAACACCCACTCACTTGAGCCGTACTCCCTGACATAGGGATAGTCGTTGAACACATACCTTTAACTTAAATACTAAGGTACTTCGCTGCGTCGGTTCCGCCCAAATGATGAAGTTGTCACTATGCCTTATTCTATTATTACAGTTAAGGTATTATACTAAGTTTCTTAAGTATAAGTAGTATTCATCATGTTACAGGGGTTCCCGCAATTAAATAGATGCTAGGTAGTTAAGCTACCAAAGACCAATTTTGATCTTCTAGGATACAGGTAACAGGTAGGTACTTGCTATCAGAAGTAGCGTTAGCTGGCACAACCGCTAGATTAGTAGCTTGGCTTCTTACTAATGAAAATATCTTCTTTGCGGATATGTCATTAGACCATATCTTTTTAAACTCTCGTAAGACAATATCTTTCCTTGCACTCCTTTTATTTAGATTGAGAATGACGCGATTAAAACCTAATATAAAGTCGTATAATAGGTAATATAGTATATCTAAATACCTTGAATGTATGTCGTTATTATAATCTTTAGTTAGTAAAGAGTTATATTGCTGTAGTACGACTGCTATCAAGTCGAAAAAGTCTTCAACTACTATACCGCTATCCTGCAGTTTCTGTATGATAAGAGAGTCCATATAACTATCGCACGATACAAAATGGTCGTCAATATCTGCAATGATTCTGTCTATAGAGTATGCGTTCTTATAGACTACTCTACCTAACAGTATTCTCCAATACATCTTCTCTTCTTCAACCTGTCCGCTGTTATATAGACTCACAAAGTCGTCAGCATAATTTAAGATGTCTTGTGTGTAGATGATACCTACAAACAGATTATCTATAAATGCATTATAACCAGCTTCTTTCGATATAACTAGTTTTAGATCGTGTCCTACATAGTTAAGTGTTTTCAACCCACGAGGTTTGATTTTCGTACTCTCATATACATGGTGCGTAGTTCTTAGATGGTCGACATTATCAGTTGTGACTATTACTTCAGTATCTTTATAGTATCTCCTCACAACTTCTCTAAGGCCATATTTACCACATAAATATAGTGATGGGGAAGTTAATGGTTTACCTATATGGTCACTAACTTTAGTTCGTAATATATCGGCATATATCACAGACTTAGCACATCTCATACCATCTACTATGATATTCTTATACATACGCTTATAACTAATCTTATCTTTCAGTAAACGCACAAAGACTATTCCTCCATTAGGACTTATCACACTATCTGATAACACCTGTGGTATAGTATACGCAGTTTGACTAACATAAAATATGTTACCTGGCCCAGCGAATGGTAGATATATGAACTTATCAACCTCTTCGCCCTTATATTTAAATGTTAATTTAAATAGTGTAATATCAGTTCTAGATAGGTCATAAACTGACCTCCTGTTTCTACTCATATAGGTGTACTCTTCAATAGGAGTCAATCGTCTATAACCTATGTACTCTAAATCAGCAACACCTGTTGTAGATGACTTAGGTATAGTTAAAGACTTTATAGCAGATTTGAATATACTATCTAGGTAATCGGGAGCAGTTTTCAATATTGCGCTAGCACTACCTTCAGTAGTATCTTTATTGAATCTCGGGACATTATTATCTATTACCTGTTTTAAAATGTCATTCATCACCAACCTTTTGTTATAGTATTAATTTCGGTATAACTTTAGATATGTAATCGATTCCACCTCTGTGAATATCAGCATTATGTTTCGCTAATATTCCAGCTATCTCCATTCGGAACTTCGATGTATTAACTATGCTTTCATATCTAGTTTTCTTTCTAATATTCGTTAACTCTAACTCTTTCTTCCGCACATCTAAATTACCTATATTAGATTTTTGTTCTAATATTTTAACTTCGTGTTTATGTTTAATTTTACACATCTCGGCATCTTTATTTATCTTCATAGCTTCGTGATTTATCTTCTTCTCTTCGATACCAATCTTAGCTCTTTCTAAAGCGACTTTCTGTAACTGTAGTGTAACTTCAGGGTTACCACATGCTTCAGCGGAGGAGAGGTCGTTATAGATACCAAACTCTTCGGCAGCATCACTGAGAGATGACCTACGGGAGGATACCAATACAGTGTTTTTATACCATTTGAACCTGATACCTTCTAAACGATTCTCATCTTTAGTAGGTACTAAAGTAGTTATTACATTACCTACTTGGAAGTATCTGACATCGTTACTATGATTATCTATTACCTCTATCTCTATAGCGTTTCTCGTTCTCACTCTTCTACTACTACTCTCTTTATGTCGTAAACTATGCGGGTGTATAGTGTTACCATATACCATACCATTAATTATTAGTATGTCTGTTTTATCTACATATACATGTAGATAGTCATTAATCTCACTAGATGGTATGAATGTAATGAGTCGTATAGTGATTTCCATATTTCTATTATGTACTCCTACTTTTATCTTATTCTGTATAGCCTTTACAACCTCTTCATCGTACTCTAGATTATGAGTATGTATATAGTAGTCGAATAGGCTATGCATGTTGATACTACCATCATTGTGTATGGTATAATAGTCTATAATGTAGACACCTTCTTCCTTACCAATCTTAGGTAATTGAGACTGCTTTAAAGACTCTTTCTTTCTTATAGGGACTATGATATTGTTACTGAACATTGCTGTTAACCCACTACCCATAGTGCTGAATAGATATTGACCACGGTCAGTTTTACCATAATCCTTATCTTGGCTATAGTTTGAGGTGTTATTAAATATATCATCATCGGCATTACGATGCGAGTTACATAACTGAATATAGTTTACCCCCACATGTGTCTTAGTATACATACACACTCCTTGATTCCTTGGTTTATTTATTACTTCTCTAATTGAATAATATATGGGTTTAAATAAATGTGTTTAATAACATATGCGGTCAATATACATACTACTGTACATAGAGTACAGTAGTATGTAAGTTTAACTATGAAACCGCGTGGTGATTTTGTGTAATCTTACTAAAGACCTTCGAAATATCTGCATTGATAACACCCATAACTGGGATATGTACAATATGTCTAAATCTTGGATTAGTTTGTAGGAATCTTGATGTACTACCATTTATAGTTTTCTGTACATCTGTAGTTACAGCAGGACTCCATGCACAGTTACCAAAGTTCAATGGATGAACTGAATTTCTATCCTTACCGAAGACACCGAACGAGATAAAGATTCTGCCAGCTACCTTTTTAGATAATGTTGACGCAACTTTACCGCTGAACATACCACCTAACTCTACATGCCCTTCTGGGTCATCTGTTAATAGTGTTTTAGTATATTCATCACAACCTATAATAATTTTAACTGCATTAGCAGGAACACCTAACGATTGCATAGCATGTGCATAACCAGATTGTGTATATAAATCAACTGCCATAAGTTTGATATTGTTAACTAACGCTGCTCTTATATCAGCTAATCTATCTTTAGACGATAACGAATCTATTACAGTCGATAGATTAATAGACTCTTCTCTATAACATAACTTTAGATGGTGTGAGCCTATACCAGCGACCTGTGGAGAGATATTAATATTGTTATTATAAGCATTTCTCAATCTTTCAGCCTGTTCAACTACTGCGTTAGTTGCAGCTATAGATGTTTTGATTGATGTTACATTTATTTGGTCTGCTAACCTATCAATATCTGAACCAACTGTATTACCTGTAGCACCGATTACACTTAAACCAACTTTAGTTGATACAGGATAATTAGTAGTAAAACTCTCTTGTGTTAATATCTGACCAACAGTTCTTAAGTTAGAGTTTGTTCTATAACTATCTACATCGTAACCAACAATTTTGAATGAATCAGCAACAGCTTTAATAGCGATATAAACTGGGTCAGTACTTAATAAAGCATTACCTGCAGCATCGTAAATATTGTTGATGTTAAAATTTAAACCAAATACTGATAAAGCTGAAGTTTGTGTATGGCAACTACCATGCATCTTAACACCCATATCAATAGTGTGGTCTGGAGCTAACTCTGCTAAAATAGCTGATGTAATACCTTTAACAGTTTTGCTCGTTGTAGTTAAGCCGTAATTAGTTATCTGGAAGTTTAGAGCTAACTCTTCAGCTGAACCTTGTGTAGTGGCAGCAAAGTTATTGTGGTTATATATATTAGTATCGATGTCGAACATTTCTGTAACAGTTGTTGTTCCGTTACTACCAGTTAATGTAAAGTATAACTTAGCTAGACTTATACTAGAAATGATATCCGTATTATCCATACTTCCTTTAGCTAATGTTGCATCAGATTGTGAAATACCTAATAATGATACTTCTTTACCTATAGCAATAGGTGCAGTGATAACTTCTTCACCAGTACTATTATTTAAATATTCATATCCAGTAGCGAACATATTAGCATTTTCAGTTCGTTTTACAGGAACTATCTTACTTTGCTCTATTTCAAATGTACTTTGCTCTCTAATAGCCTCTGTTAAAGATACTTTATTCACATTAGCACCATTTGTCTCACCCGAGATATCGTGACTGTACTGTGTAGTTATCGATGTAACATTAGTAGTTATAGTTAAACCTGCGGCTGTCGGGTCAAGTGTTATAGTTGGTAAGAATAACTCACCAAAAGCATCTTGTGTCTGCATTAAGTTAGATACAATCGAATAAACTAGTGCGTTTTCCCAGATAGCACCATCGTATGATTCTCTAGCAATCACAGAACCACCTGTCCCTGGTTCTTCTATAGCTAGTAATGTGTTACCATTATCTTTAAAACCTTGTGTCTGTAACTTCGAAACACCCATTGGACTTGTATAAGGCACAATATCACTAGCGGCAGCCATCTGTGCTTTAGTAAATTCTATTTTTTCTCCACTTTCTGTACTGACCGCTAAACCATTAACAGTACTTAAAATGATATCCCCTACTTCACCTACATTACCAGCAATTAATTGTTTTGATTCATCATCTGCGTCTTCTCTAGCTATTAATAAATTAACATCTGTTGCTGATGTACTCATACCTGTTTTTAACTCAGTAACTAGAGTTTGGATATGTTGAGTTGATATTTGTTGCATAAAAATTCCTCTATTTGTATTATTATTTACGATCCCGAAGCCTGAGAATGGTATTTAAAGTATAATGTCGAATCACATAGTTAACGGACACTATACCCATGTCATATAAACATGTTTCTTGGAAATATTTTATCTATTATACATTTTTCAAAAAAGCTGTTACTATATTAGAGTTATTACTTCGAGTCTCTCCGAACTTAGTATAAACTTGATTTAGAATATGTACCCTTAATAAGTGTTTAGACTTATCACTAGTCATAAGATTAGTAAAACCTTTATGTAGTATTACGAATAGAGTATTCGGTCCCGCTACGAACGAACAAATCTGTTGTTTAGCTTTATCCTCATTATTTAAGAACACCAAATTAGTATTTGTTTTATATTCAGTATCATTATAAAGGTCATATAAAATACGACTTGAAGCTATCAAGTCGTATGGTGCAGTGTGATGAAATTCTAAATTTGTGAAGAAGTTAGATAGGTTAACCTCATTATAGCGTGGGTAGTGGTCATTGTATGTAACAAATAACTTTTCTGTTATTATCCTATGCCCCGTTATCCAATCGCTTATATCACTAACTGATAATTTAGCTGTTATCATATCTTGGACTTTATTCATACTTTTCGACCTAGGGTCATTATAGTGTCTTATTGCTTTTTCATAGGTAGTAGCACTATCTGCTATACTATCAAGTTCTTGTAATGTTAAATTATTAGACTTGAGTGCTGTCACAATGTAATCAGGTACCCCTACAATGTTAACAGGCTTTTGATTATTTATCATATAGTTTTCCTTTCTATATTTAATATGTTGTTATTATGAAATACGACTCATTAAAACTTATAAAGTCGTAGTTTAGTTAGAGACATATTGCACATAACTTAAAATGAATATTATAAGATAAAGGCTAACAATGAATAATGCTACAATAAGTCTAGAGTTATTGATAAAATGTATAACTCTTATGCATAGAGAATGTTTATTACATAAACCAGAGACTGAAGATTTAGGTAAACCAACCGATAGCTCACTCTCATTAGTTCGTTCTACTATTGAACTATTTCCAGATACTAATAACAAAAGTTTAGTTGGTGGTGATACGAACGTGTTGCATGACCTAAAACGACTTGTTCTAGATATGTCTAGTGACCCAAAGATATATGATAAGACGTCACTTATAGAGGCTATAAGAATAGCCTTAGGTACGCATAGCTTAATACCTGCTATCGAGAAGAATATCAATAGCGTACTAAGTCCAGTTGAATTAAGAATAAGTATTCGTTCGTTATATAAACAAATAGATAATGTACACAAAGAGAGAGGTATTAGAAACCTATTATCATCAGCATCGTATAAACTAAACGCAGGTTTAAATAAGAATGATGGCGATATACAAACATTTGTAGCGAGACTGGCTGAAAAGATATCTTCTTTAGCAGGGAGTCAAGGTCAAGCTAATGAAGGTATAGTAGATGAGATAGATATGCATAACACTGATCAACTTAACACAGTTATGGACAGTGTTAAGAGTGATCGTGAAGGTACTACGAAGTTACTAACGGGATGGGGTAAGGTTAACAAGATGGTTAACGGGGGGTTTAGGAGAGGTGAACAGTGGGTCATATCTGCATTACAACACAACTATAAATCAGGGTTCTTACACTCATTATTTGTTCAATTAGCAACTATTAATACACCAGTGTTAACAGACCCCAAGAAGAAACCCTTAATAATATTATTCAGTTTTGAAGACGATGTTAATATCATTACGGAGTTCTTATATAGGTATATGTATTATAGTGAACATCAAGCTGTACCTGATTTATCTAAGGTTACTGGTAAAGAGATTGGTGAGTATTTAACTAAGGGGTTGAGTAAGACAGGTTATCATGTTAAAATACTAAGGATTAATCCGTCAGAATGGAGTTATCGTGACCTATTTGACAAGATATCAAGTTATGAGTCACAAGGTTATGAGATACATGCTGTGTTGATAGATTACTTAAGTAAACTACCTACTATAGGTTGTGATAGGTCAGGTGCGTCTGGTACTGATGTAAGGGATCTATTCAATAGAGTAAGGAACTTCTGTGCTAGTAAAAATATACTTAACATAACACCACATCAAGTCTCTACAGAAGCATTACAACTTGTCAGGAACGGTGTTAGGAATATGGAGTTCATAACTGAACTATCTAATAAGAACTACTATAGTGAGTCTAAACAAATACCTCAAGTTGTAGATGGTGAGATATATATAACTAAAGGTAGGATTAATTCTAAATGGGCTCTGTTCATAGGTAAGGGTAAACACCGAACACCTATCATTACTCCCGATGTAGACAAACAAGCTATATTATACTTCCCGAAGAATGCACCTATTCCTCCTGATGGTTTATCTGATGCAGTAGATGATGAGGGTGTTGATACAGCTACGGAGAATACTGAAGTAGTGATTGATGATAATTTTGATTTCTAGATACTTATAACCTATAGTAAGGGGTAGTTCCCTTACTATAGATGTTATTGGTTATGTTATTGAAATTGTGTCACTTTTACACCATGTTCTACTAACAGTTCGATACCAGTTCTATCACTATAACTATCTTTATATATAACCTGTTTAATACCGCTCAGAGCTATTAATTTAGCGCAAATAACACATGGACTAGTAGTAACATACATAACACCACCTTCAAGCTTATAACCCTTCTTACAAGCGTACATTAATGCTACTTGCTCAGCATGCATAGTTGTATCTAATGTTTTAGATTCTAACTTACTTATATCTACTTGTGGTATATACGCTATATCTCTACTACAATCACACTTTTTATTATACTCCACTCTACTATTTACCCTATGCCGCTTCTCACAACTTTCACATGTGATATGGTACTCCTCACACTCTCCGCCATCTAAAGTTCTATTATAACCATATAAGGGTCTAGTATCATTAGGTCTCATGATGACGCAACCTACTTTTCTTCTCTTACATTTAGATAACTCCGCGTAGTATATCGCTTGACTCATCATTTCGTTATGTTTAACTTTAGTAATTCCATCTATATGCATTATTTAAGTTCCTTTCAGTTTTTAATTTCAGTAATATAACACTTTTAGTTATTTTAATTAATATAGTAACTCTATAATATTTATAACACTTATTAATTTATGAACTGGACATCTAAAGAGTATTAAGAATCTATAGAGTAATTAAAAGGATAATAAAGTATGAATGTACAAAAACGAAATGGGAATTTAGAGGCTATTAATTGGGAGCATATTGCTAAACAGACAAAGTTAGCTTGCGCAGGGTTAAGTGGTGTATCGCATACAGTATTAGAGAGAGCTATAGCTCCAGAGATAGTGGATGGTATACCCACTACTTCTATACAAAATATGTTGATAACTAAAGCTAGTAATAGAGTGTCAGTAGATGAACCT